ATATTAATGAATTGATTAATAATAATTTACAACACTTTGTTTATGGAATTGATATTTTAGATTTAAAAAATGATAAAAATGTAGCTCTCGTTTTAAACGATAGTAAGATTTTTACAAGACAATCAATCAATGCAAGTAAGAATATTTATTTATTATCTCAAAGAGGTTATACATTGTTACTTAAATTGATGGATTCAGAGTTAGCAATGAAACAATATAAAGAAGTTATTGATGAATATTTTGAATTAAAAGAAATAGTAAAGAAAATAGAAAATATATTAACAGGTAAGGATATAGAAAGATTAGTAATAAGAATGGATGGTACTTTTAGAAGGAAGAGAGAAACTGCTTCTATTACTAAAATGATTGGTAAAGGTGAATTACCTAAAGGACGCAAGACTTATAAAGATGTGACGAACATTACATATAATATTTTGTACGGTATGAATGCAAAAGAAATTAGAGATTATTTAGATTTGGGACAAAAAGATAATCTTAGAGATTATTTATCTCAGAAAGATTTAGAAGAAATCAGAGAGATTGAAGATGAAATACATTTTATGGAGAAGAAAGGTTATAGTTGGGAACAAATATATGAAGAATTGTTAAAAGAATATCCTGAGAAGAGGAAACCGGAAAAAGCAAAGAAATCTATTATGGATATTAAGAATAGTAAGAGGTTGGTGGTTGGGGATAGTGAGATTAGATTGTTAGTGTAGATAGTTTGATGTAGATAGTTTGATGGTTTTATGGTTATTTACAATTTAATTTATGGTAGGAAAATGCTCATCACGAAAATGTGGTGGGTATTTTTGTGTTATGGATTAAGTTTTTTAGATTTATTAAATTTATTTAAGTTTATATCAAGTGGGATAGTGATTGCAACACGATAAGCATAAGTCCTAATGTTTCCTACTTGATATTTTTTTATTTTTTATTAGGAGTTATAGGACAAATAAAATAAAACATTAAAGGATGGTGTTTGTGTAATGAGTGAGAAAATTAATTATGAAGAAGTTTTAGAAAAAATTGAATTATTAATTAAAAAGATTGGAATAATTCCAATTAATTCAGTAATTTATAAAGAAAAAATTATTGGTGATATAAGACCAATAAAAAGATATTTTAAAAAATTAGGTTATAATGAATGGGAAGATTATTATAGAGAAAAAGGATTTAAAAAAGATAGAGATATTAAAGTTGGTGATAAATATAAATCACCTCGTAGTATTAATATGAATGATTTAAAAATAATATTTTCTGAATTTTATAAAATACATAATAGATATCCAACTTCAGAAGATTTTAATACTGGCAATAATGAAATGCCATCATTTCAAAAAGTAACAAGTATATTAAAATTAAATAATACTTCATGGTCAGAATATTTAATATCTGAATATAATATATTTTATCCAGATATTAATAAATATAATGATTATATGAATAAATTTAAAGAAATAAGTAATGAATTAAAAAGACCACTAAAATATCATGAATTATTACATAATAATTATCAATTACCAACAGCTAATTGGTTTGTAAAATATTGTCCAAATAAAAATGTTAAAGATTATAACCAATTTATAGAATATATTGGTTATAAACCTAGATATAATATATCTAAAGAGTTAGCTATTAAAATGATATTAGAATTGAAAAATAAATTAAATAGACCTATTATGTTAGAAGATTTTAATAATATAAATAAAGATAATGATATTGGAATAAAAACTATAAATAATCATTGGGGAACCATGAATAAAATGAAAGAAGAGCTTGGACTTGAAATAATTCAAGAAAGCATGATTGATAGACAAAGATCAAAAGAAGAAATGATTAAAGATATGAAAATTTTTATTAATCAATTAGGTAGATTACCATCTACAAAAGAGGTAAATGATAATAAAGATATGGTTAATGCTTGTACTTATTTTAATTATTTTGGTGGAATTAACAATGTATTTTTATCTTTGGGACACATACCAAATAAGAAAGATATTTCACAACATTTAACTAATGAAGAAATAATTAAAGTATATAAAGATTTTATTGAAGATTTAGATATTACACCTACATATGAGTTTTGTAAAAAAGTTTATGAATTGCCATCACCAAGAACAGTTATTAGAAGATTAAAATGTAGTTGGAATGAATTTATGGAATCACTTGGTTGTATACCTAATTCAGATCATGCCAGAGGAACAATATGTTATGCAAAAGATGAAACAATGTGTTTATCTATATCTGAATGTTTAATACATAATTATTTTCTTAATAATAATATTAATATAATTGCAAAAGAATATTGCTATAAAAATTTAGTTGAAGATAATGAAGAATTAAGAAAATTTATTGGATATAAGAGGTTTGATTGGTTGTTGCAAAATGATGATAAGTTTTATATTATTGAGTATTTTGGACTTATGGGTAACTATAATTATGACAAAAGACATAAAACAAAAATTGATTTTATTAAGAAAGCAAATTTACAAGATAATTTTATTGCTATTTATCCTAAAGATTTAAATAAGTTAGATGAAATTTTTAGTTTTTTAAAATAATAATTTGAAGGAAGTGATTTAATATTGCCTAGAAAAACTGAACAACATACTATAGTAACTCCTGAATTATGGGATAAAGTTTCAAATGAGAACAAAGAATTAATGAATGAGTTTATTGAATATTGTAAAAGTACAAATAAATCAACAAAAACAGTAGATGGTTATTTAAATGACATCATGATCTTCCTAACTTGGAATCTACAATACAATAATAATAAGTTTTTTGTTGATTTTACTAAACGTGATGTAATTAAATATCAGGGGTGGATGGTCAATACACAAAAATTAAGTTCTGCAAGGGTTAGAAGATTAAAATCTGCTATTAGTAGTATGTCTAATTTTATTGAAGCAATAATGGATGATTTGTATCCTAATTTTAGACCAATTATAAATAAAATACCTGCTCCTCCTAAACAAGAAGTTAGGAATAAAACAATCTTAGAAGATAATCAAATTGAATATTTATTGAATTATCTCGTTGATAAAGGTAAATATCAACAAGCATGTGCATTTGCATTAGCTGTATCTAGTGGTTCAAGAAAATCTGAAATACTTAGATTTAAAACTAATTATTTTATTGATGAAAATATTATATATGGTGCTTTATATAAAACACCTGAGAAAATAAAAACTAAAGGAATGGGTAATGGTAAGTTTATATATAGATATGTGTTAGTAAAAACTTTTAAACCTTATTTTGATTTATGGATGAAACAAAGACAAGAACTAGGTATTGAAGGTGAAGAATTATTTTGGAATAAATATGGTGGTATTTGGAAACCAGCAGATGTTTCTTTATTAAATTCATGGGCATTAACATTTTCTAATATTCTTGGAATTGATTATTATTGGCACTCGGCACGTCATTTTTTTAACACCTCTCTATGCAAAGCGAATATCCCAGCGGATGTAATTAAAGATATTATAGGATGGGAATCTACTGATATGGTAAGTTTATACAATGATACTGAAGTTGATGAAGAATTAGGTAAATATTTTAATGAAGATGGTATTAAACAAACTGAAAGAAAATCTTTGAGTGATTTATAATATCATAACCAAATCCTCATTTTGTTATGATATTATAAATTTTAACATGCTATAAACCCTTATTTTATAAGCATTTGCAAAATCGTAAAAATAGTGAAATCATAAATTAACACAGAAATCAATTAAATAATTAGAAATAAGTAACTAAGGTTAAAATATAATATTAAATTATATTAAATACATCTATAAATATATAAATCTTAGTTACTACTTGTGATTATTTAATTTGAATTATAAAATAACATAAAATAACATAAAATAACATAAAATAACTTTACAAAATAATAAAATAAATATGTTGACTTTATTTTTATAGTATGGTATTATATGATTAAGCAATAAAATTACTAATAATAATTAGTAATCAAAATTAGCGATAAATAAACATTCTCTATCTTATTTTTGTGGATTACATAGTTGTGGTATAATGATATAGATAGGAGTGTGATTTAATTGTCAACAAAAGATGAAAAATTAATAATAAGGGTAACACCTGGGTTAAAAAAGCGTATTGAGTCTACCGCTAGAAAACAGAATAAAAATGTTTCAGATTTTGTTAGAGATATTATTACTATGTTTTTAGATAAAGAACAACCTGAATATTTAGATTCAATTAATATATTGAGACAATTACTTCGTGATAGAGAAATACTTCAAGATAAGATATATAAAAACAAAATTAATGATTCTAATTTAGAAGAAACTGAGCAATTAATATTGGAATTAGTACGCATACAGCAAAAGATTTATGAGATGGAAAAATATATTAATGATTATTTAAATAGTAAAGAAATTTAAAGACATATTGAGGTATATTGTGAAATAGTTAGTTATTTGGAGATAATATGCTATAACTTAATTATTTGGTCAAATATGATGGGTTAACAGATTTGTATACCCATTGATAAACCTGTATAATAAGTTTACAAGGTGATGGAAATTATAAATCCTTGTAAATTTAATTATGGAGGTTTTTATTTTATGAATTATAATCAATTAACTAAATTGCAGTTTGAAGAGATTATGGAAGAATTATTAGGAAAACCTGTATGGTTGGAAGTTAAGACAGATACGGTTAGTAAGCATACTTTTTATGAAAATTTTGAATTTCTTAGTTTTGTGAATGGGAAATATCAATTTGGGAATTTGGAGTACAATGAGGAACGTGAATATGAGAATTTATTAATTAATCAGTTAGATGTGTTAGACATACATAGGAATCCAATTGCTCCTAGTATGGGTGCTGAACAGATTGTTTTAAGTATGTGTTGATTTTACTGAATTATTTGTTGAGTATAATTATTAGGAGGAATTGATAATGTTGAAAAGAAAACCGATTATTTGTGCAGAGGATTCAGAAAGTTTGATGCTGTGCAATTACAAATATTGTCATATTGCTTATGTGCTAAATGTTGAAATAAAATTTCACACTGATTTGACATATACACAATTTGAAAATTTTTGTGATGGCAAGTATACTGGTCAGCAGATTGAGAAATTTGAGTTGACTGGTAAGTTTTGATTTTTTGTTTTTAAAATAAATATAATTGATTTTTTGATGTGATATGTTGGTAATATTGAAGAATCTGCTAAATGTAGGTTCTTTTTATTTTATATTTAGTTTTGTAGTTTTATGGATTTTGGGATAGGTAGGAGTAATTAACCTACTGATAAGGAGAACTCCTACCTCCTTCCCGATGTTTTTTGTTTGTAGGAGATAGGTAAGTTGGGTTTTATTGTTTAATTTTATAAAATAATAATATAATAGTAGGAGGTTATGTTATGAGTGATGTAAAGACAAAAGTTTGTAAAGTTTGTGGAGAAGAGAAGTTAGTTGGTGAGTTTCATAGTAGAAAATCTATATGCAAAATATGTGAATATCTAAGTAAACATCAAGATATAAAAAATATAAATAATTTTTCTGAAGAGGATAATTTAATTATACTGGATCATATTTTAAATTTTAAAGTAGGTTGTTTAAATGATTTTGAAGAAATATTACATAAACCATTAAAAGATATTTTAATAAATATTAAAAATTTGAATATAAAAAAAGTTAAATTATCTGTAAAAGCCAATTGCGAAGTATGCGGAATGGAATCAACATATAAAATTTCTACATATTTACAAAGAACTAATTATTTTTGTAGTGCAAAATGTCATGATATTTTTCAAAGTTATTCTTATGGATGCAAAGAAGGATATCAACGATGTGGTGATTGTGGAGAAGAAAAATCATATGATGAATTTAATAAAAATAGTAAAGAAAAACGTCACACAATTTGTAATGTTTGTGAATTTTTCAAAAATAGAGAATTGAATATAAAAAGTAATTGGACACTTAATGAATATAAAATTATTATTGATAATTTGCTTAATAAAAAAGTGAATTGTATAAATGACATTATTCCATTTTTAAATAATAAGACATTAGAGGATATTATTGATATTTTACAAACTGATTTAAAAACAGGTAGTGTAGAAATAAAAGTTAAAATTAAATGTGAACAATGTAATACTGATATTTATCGTACTTTATATGCTTATTTAAATAATAAAAATTATTTTTGTTCTAAAGAATGCTATGATGAATGGCAATCAAAAGAAATATTAATGTCTTGTAAATGGTGTAGTAAAGAATTTTATAAAACTCCACGACAAGGACAAGAAAATTACTTTTGTTCACCAGAATGTTCTACTAAATATCATGCTAAAGAGAGAACAAAAGATTTAGTTATAGTTAATTGTCAATATTGTGGAAAAGAATTTGAAAGAAAAGAATATAATACAGGAAAAATATATTGTTCAGAAGAATGTAGTAAAAATGGTTTTAGAGAAAAAATGAGTGGTGAAAATAATTCTTTATACAAAGAAAGATTAAAAGTAGAATGTGATTGGTGTGGAGAAATATTTGGAGAATTAGAAAGTAGTTATATTTTATCAGAAAAACATTTTTGTGGCAGAGAATGTCAACATGAATACCATGCCAAAGTTTTTTCACAAACAGATGAATGGAAAGATTTTATGAGAGAAGAAATGCTTAAAAGATATTCTAATGGAATATTTTCTCATACAAAAACTTATCCGCAATTATTAATTAATCAATTATTAAATGATTTAAATATAATATATGATAATGAATAT